TATATAAATAATTTATACTTTTTAAAATTCCATTTTTGCCCATAAATAAGATTCTAAGCTCCGCACGATATATTGAACCTGCTCCATATTCAGCACAAAATGCCCTAATATGTGTAATTTCTTTTAAAAATTTACTTTGATATGATAATACTTTTTTCACGATAAAACCTTTTAAATAGTAGCTAAATAGCTACACTCACAAACTGTTACACCTTTAATCTCTTTATCACTTAACTCTCCATTAACTGAAGTCTTCCAGCTTGTATTTTTTGTATATACTTTTGCAGTTTTCATTTTATTAAATCCTTTTTTGGTGTTTGCAATACTTCTTCCAATTCATTTATTATTTCCGTTACTTCTCCAAAATCATCAGGGTTCATTTGAATAAAGCCTTTTCCATTTTCCCCATCTAGATTTATTATTCCCGTGCTACTGCCGTATCTTATATTAGAAAAATCTCTCGTTATAAATATTTGATAACAATTTTTTTCCAGTTTAATTCTATCCTTTGTTAATTCCTCCGTCTCTTCTATTTCTTCAAAACCATTATTTTTAAAATATAATTCTATATCTTTAGCCTTTGAATCCTTTTTAGATACCGTATTGTTTTCATAATTGATAGTTAAATTTTCAACAACTTTTAAGTCTAAAAAAGAACAGTTAAAAGTTTTATTTATAAAATTTATTATGTTCTCCTTAGTTGCTATTTGTATAAATCCACGCTCAAGACGTGCATATAGTGGATCAACATTAGAACTTATATATTCTTTTCTAAAGATATGATCTAATCTAAAAGCCTTATCACCTATACTAAAGTTATCATGATGCGCTGGCATATATTGATTAATGTCAGAAATACCAATCTCTATAAAAAAGTTTTCACCATCATTATTTGTAAATGATGTTCTAAACCTATGACTTAATTCTATATCATTAATAGTTAATTTCCAACCCATTCTTAAAAACTCAATCGTATCATTTTTTTTACTTTCATTCATAATAAACCCTTTTTAAATAGTGTTCTAATTTACTGTAAACAGTTAACACTTAATGGAACCACATAAGTAATATGTAGCTCTATAAATGTTACTTAACTTCTATATAGCCAACACTAACAGCCACTCTATACACCACAACACACTCAAGACCTAAACCATCTAAGACAAGAGCCTCAAATAAATCATCTAATCCGAAATCACTCTCTTTTAATTGCTCAATAGCTTGCTTGCGTTGCCCGTTTGCTATGCTCTCTAATATCTCATTCATAATCTTATTCCTTTTTGTCTTTGTTAACCGTAGTATATCATTAACCCCAAAGAGTTATCTTGACTTATGTCAAGAATATGATAATACTTTGAAATTCTTACTTGATATTAGTTAGAGTTTCTAAACAATTAATATCGATATACTCATATTCATTAGAATCTATATTCATAACTATGAGATTAACACATGATATACTTTGATTATCAAGTCCTTTAATTGTAAAACATCCTATATCAGTATCTAAACTGTTAAGCGTTGCGTGTCCTTCAAAATTTGAAACATTATTAAAAAACTCTATTATCTCAGCATTATTAGTATTTTTATAATTAACGATAATATCACACCCTTTATATAGCTCGTAATTAAACATAGTTTCAACCTTTTTAATTTTGTTATATTTCTTCAAACAGTCATTTAGATAAGCACTCATTGTTAATAAGTTTCCATCCCTGAACGCTTCAACCTCTTTAATCTCTAATGATACATTAAATTTCTTTCTCATAATAAAGTCCTTTTTTTTGTCTTTGTTAACCGTAGTATAACACTAACCCCAAAGAGTTATCTTGATTTATATCAAGAAAGATAAAATACTTTTAAATTCTTTTTTATAATATGAGTATAAATGAAACGCACACGCGAATAGCATAATGCAAATATAAAAGTATTGATATATATCAATAAGTATTTATTATGTATTATGTAATTGTTTTATCGTCACTTATTTATAGTAAACCCTTATAAATAGGGGGCTAAGGTACTCCACGGACTTGTATATCTACAAGGGGTGTTCGGAGCGGTGCAACATTCCTAAATCCAATTTTTTTTCTCAACCTCGAACTAACTAAATGGTATTAATTGCGGTATAATTCAAATTATTGTATAGTTCATAATATGTTTTTTGTGTAAACTATATAATACATTTGAAATATAGTGCAAATAGTGAGTGATATATCAATAAAAAGTCAGTTCAGAAAATGGCTATTTTTACATAGGCAGTTCAGTGAAAGAAGATAAAACAGAATTTGAAGATTTAGAAAAAAAACTAGAAGTAGATATAGAAGATATGGCTAATTCAGTAGGTCTGACATCAAGATCAATATATGGATATAGAGCTAAAAGAAAAATAAACTTTTTCACAGTAATAATATATGGTACATATCTACTTAAGAGTGGGCTAGATATAGATGAAATAGTAAAGATAATAGAGTTAGCAAAATATTTAAAAAATAAAAAAGAAACTACTGTAGATGTATAAAATAAAAATAGAAAACGGAAACATATATTTAGATGCTAAAGGTCTATGCGAGTTATGGGATGTAAAACCACCAACAATAACAGCATATAAGCAAAAAGGATTAGAGGTAAAGCTTTTTGATGGAGATAAGACACAATACTTTGAGGTAAAGCAAGCAGAAAGCATAAAGATTTTAAAAGTAAAAGATAAGCATAGCAAAAAAGATAACACGATTGGTTCAGAAAACACAGAAGATGGTACAGTGTTTCCAGATGGTAGAAGATTCTATGAGATGGATATACATAATCCTATAGACATGGAGATGATAGCTCTTCATCCACTAGGCGAGATGTATTTAGACAGAGTAGAAACAGCAGAGGGTATCAAGAAAAAGCAGCACGATTTAAAAGTAAAAAAAGGTGAATATATTCTCATGGGAGAACTAAATCAAACACTAGCAGAAACATTTGCTTTGGTTTTGTCTTACTTAGTTATGCTTAGAGAGCAACTGCCAATATCTCAAACAGAAAAACTTATACAAAATAAACTTATAAAAATAAAAGACAAACAACTTTCAGTGGAACTAATAAGTAAAGATGCAGATAAATATGCAGAAGAGATAACAAAAGATATAGATGATGCAATGCTAAAAAGAACATCAAAAACTACAAATGTAGCAATCCTTTTTTTAGAAAAGCTGATAGAAAAAGTGAAGATTGCATAACTAGCAAAACGATAAAGGGTGCGGAGTGACAAGTAAATATGGTGCAAAAAAAACTTTCAGAATATTAGGTGGGGAGAAGATAGAGTTTGATTCTTTAAAGGAAGCGAAAAGATTTGATGTACTATATTTGCTCTTAAAAGCAAAACAGATAACAAAACTTACTCTGCAACCAAGCTATACACTTCAAGATGGTTTTAGAGATAAGATAGGCAAAAAGCATAGACCTATCACTTATGTAGCAGATTTTAAATATACTAAAGATGGTGTTGAGGTAGTTGAAGATACGAAAGGGTTTAAAACAGAAGTGTATCGTATAAAGAAAAAACTACTTCTACATAAGTTTCCAAGCATAAACTTTATAGAAACTTGATATAAATCAATGCAAATACTTTTTAGTTTGTCTATAATACACTTTTAAACATAAGAGTTTTACATTTTAAAAAAAAGGAGATACAATGAAATTTAAACCTATTGTTTGTGCTACAGCAACAAAACAAAAATAAGAAACTCGTCCTGGTCGTGTAAAAAAAATAAAGTCCAACTTGTGTTGGTTAGAGATGGATTGTGCTTAGGGCATATATAGACAAAATTAATATAAAACAGGGCTTATCTTTTGGCTCTGTGGCTCATCATTTTAAAAAACTATATCGTATCCACACTATCGGTATAGTTTTTTAAGAAGATGAAAAGAAACATTACTTTATGTAGTTTATTTAATTATCCATAGGTTAAAATCTTTCCTAGTCTTCTTTGCTTCACTAAAATATATTCATTTAAAAACTTTTAAGATATAATGCACCATATAAAAACCTTATAAGGATTAAGTATGGCTGATACACAACAGAAGATACAAGGACAAACAAAGATTCCTATTTTACTAGGATCAGACACATCGTTTTCGGTGGAAAACTTAAGCGGTGAAAAAGTAGCTGTTAGCAGAAAAGATGCCGGAGTTCATACTGGATTTATTAATGTTGGAGATGTTAGAAGATATGACTATGATGTGGAAGTATGGTGTTTGGAAGATACCCATGTAACTGACATCGGAATAGTGAGGTATTAAAATGAGCTTTTATGATATGAGGTCAGATACATCAGGCTTAGGCTCATCTACTCCCACATCTACAGCAGGGCAGGGGGTTGGATATTTCTTGGGAAATGATATTGTAAGTGGAGACAATTATAGTCTTGACAAGTTTCCAGCTGGTGGAGCAGAGCAAGAGATACAAGCTTTAGCAGATAGTGGTTTAGATGCAGTGTTTATAGAAAGGTATGTGTCTGAGCCTCTTGGTGGTACAAAAATAGAGGGTGGTATATGGACTTTTAACACTTATGCTGGAGTGAGTGCAGACCAAGGCACCAGTGCAATTGAAGCTAGAATTAACAGAAGCGTTCTGAAAACAGGAACGGTAACATCTACAGGAACAGGAACAACAAGAACTTTTACTGCCACAGAAGCAGGAACATTTGTTGCAGAAGACGCAGATTCTAGCATATTAAACGCAACACTAATTCAAACTCCTACTGAGACATTTTGGATAGATAGCTATGTAAGTGATACTGAAGTTACAGCAACTTGCGACGATGCAGGGTATGTTAATGAAACTGCTGTGATTTTCAGTATGTTTTATAAATTGTTTCAGGTAAGCACAGGCGAGATAAATGGTCAGGAGCATGTAAGATATGGGGAACCCATTGTACAACCAGAATTTGATATAAACCCAGAAGACAGAATTCTAATAGCTTATTTCGCAACTTGTACTTCTGGAACTAAAACACTATCTTTGTATAAAAATGGCACAGAACATTACTCTAATTTTACAACACCGTTGATATATAGGCATAATGATCTAGCAGGTTTAAATGAAGGTGACTTTAAACACCTAACTCAGATAGAATATGATGCAGTTATAGCTCTTACATAAGATAAAAATTGACAGACGATAGAAGAGAGGAAATAGCATCATCTTTGCACACAGTTCATAGGATGCTAAAGTGGGAAAAGCAGATGACACACAAGAAGTTTGCAGAGACTTATGTATGTTTGCCTAAATCTAATGCAGTTGGTGGTGGGAAACCAGTTGACTTTTGCAGAAGCCCACACCTTATAAAACCTATGGAATCTCTTGGAAGCACAAAAGTTCAGGAGATTTATCTTATGTTTGCATCTCAAATGGCAAAAACTTTACTTCTTTACATAGCTTGGTCACACAATGCTAAGATGAATCCTAAGACAGTTGTTTGGATGATTCCAAAAGACAAAATGATAGGGAGATACCAAAAAGAAAAGATAACTGACCTCGTAAAAGCATCACCAGCGATTGATACAATAGTAGAAGAAACAAGAGTAGAAGAAAAAAGAGCTCAAAATAAAGGTGGAGTAATAGCCCATCAAGGAACAACTACTTATATTATAGGTTCTTGGACTGATGATGATAAAAAAGCGGTAACAGCAAGAATAATAATAGCAGATGAAATAGATGAGTTTAAAGAGGGTTTAGCATCAGTATTCCCACTTTTTGAGCGTTCAAAAACTTTTATAGAGTATGGAAGAAAACTTGTTTGTGCATCAACAAAAAAATCAAAAAATTCTGCAATTACAGAGGGCTTCAACAGATGTGAGCAAAAAAACTACTTAGCAATAGAATGTCCACACTGTAGAACACTAATAGAACCAATTCACTCACAGTTTCAGGTAATGGGAGAGATAGAATATAAAGATATATTTGGATACACAGATGATGAGTTTACAGATGAAATAATTTATGAAAAATATGTACCTTATGCAACAGATGGAGCATATTATGAGTGTAATGCAAATGGTTGTAAGATAACTTCAGAAGAAAAGAATCATCAAATAGAAAATTACAAAATAGATTGGGTAGTAAAAGGTAATGCAATAGACCCAGTAACAGTAGGGTATAGTGCAAATACTTTCCTTTCACACTTCGTACCATTCAGAGAGATAGCAAGAGAGATGCTAAAGGCAAACCTAGAAAAAGACCCAAGCAAAAGAGATAGACTAAAACAGTTGCTGTTTGAGGGATATTTTAATGATGACTACGAGCAAGAAGTAAAAGATGTAGTGAAGAAGAATGACATATTGCTTTTATCAAATGGTTTAGAAGAAAGAGTGATTCCAGAGGATACATTTAAAGTTTACTTAACAATAGATACTCAGCTTACTCACTTCTGGTGGACGATATACGCTTTTCAGTATGGATCTATAATGAACCTAGTTGACTATGGAAGAGCAGAAACATTTGAGGAGTTAGATGTAATACGAAAACAAGTACTAGTTACAAAACATGGTGAGATAAAAAAAATAAACAAAGTAGTAATAGATAGACTAGGTGACAAAAACAGAACCATAGCAGTTGATGAATGGATAAGAGATGTAGTAGTTAAAGAGGGAAAAGAAGATTATATCTATGCAATAGAGGGTGTAAGTGGAAAAAACATGACCACTATGTATACACCATCAAAACATAAAACCATTAAAGAGATAAAAATTATAAAGATGAATAACTTAATGGCAAAAGATTATCTATTTGAAACTCTCATATCAAGAAGTATAGAAAAAACAAAAGCACAGCACGGTGATGAAACAAACGAAGATGCACTAAGATACGAAGAGAACCTATTTTTAATAAACAATAAACCAGTAAGACTAGCAGACGAAAGAGAGCATAAAGGTGTAAAATCAATAATGACTGATTTTGAAAGAATGATGACATCGGAGATAAAAACTTATGCAGTAAATATAAAAACAGGAAAAGTAGATGAGGTGCTGTCGTGGATAAAAAGAAATGAATCAATAAGAAATGACTTCACAGATACATCAGGCATGGCAGTAACTTGTTGGGATATGGATTCAGGGTATTTAGCCCAAAAACCAAAAGACTTAACTAAAAGGCAAATCAGAGATATGAAAGATATGATTTCTATGCAGGAAAGTGTTGAGGTAGTTAGGGATCACTTTTGATTCAACTTCATTGCTTATTTACTTTTATTTTCAATTCTTTTGCCACAACCAAAACAGTAGTTCATTGCTTCAATGCTTTCATTAGGTTTCAGAAAATAACTACTGCTACAGCCTGTTTCATAAGCATTAAAATTTTCTATATATTTCCACTCACAAAAAAGAATGTCATTTTTTATTAGCTTATGTTTTTCAGCATCTTCATCACAATCTTTAAACTTTTTAAGTTCATCATAAAGAGACTCAGGTATCTCCGTCCAGTCATAGCCTTAAACATCTTTAATGCTCCAAAAATATTTACCATTTTTAGAAGCAATCGTGACATTATCATAGGAACCACCACACTAATCCATTGTAAATAATATATCCATACGAGAGATATCTTGACCACAAGAAGGGCAAAAGCTAAAATCAAATTCTTCACTGTCTGCACTATTTTTATATGTTAAACCAACACTGTAGTCCATACTCTTCTTTACATTCCTAACATCAAGGCTCATAATTCCTGTACCATATCTATCGTATGGAACAATCACTTTAGATATACCTTTACAACATTTATACGCTTTTCCGTCAAAACAACATTTATTCATTAGAATCTTGTCTTCAAAATTTTCAATCATAATACATCCTTTACTTTAAAAACATTATACATAAAACAAAAAGTATTTCTATTGATACATATCAAGATTATTTATTTTATGCTATAATTATTTCATTAAAACAAGATGAGGTATTTATATGGCTTACACTTCTGCTGAGATTACAGAAAAAGAATTGGAACTATCAGCAGTAAAAACAGCATATAATGAATCACTTGCGAGTGGAAGTGTTACAAACTTTCGCCAAGGTACTACAGAGTTCACAAAAGCATCTAGTGCTGATTTGAAGAAGCTAGTAGATTCTACAACAAACGAGTTATATAGGATGAAACATTGATTCAAATGTCATCGGTAGCATCTAGCTATCTTACAAACTCTGCATTAGGCTTACAAGCTCAGTCTGCAGATGCAGAAGATAAAAACATCAATGATATTATTGATGAGAAAACATCACTTACAGATAAATCCCGTTTCATGGATGCCAATACAAGTATATTTCAGTCTATAAAGTTAAACTTTGAGGCTGGCGTAGTAGGTGCTAAGGTAGGTGTTCAGTTTAAGTTTAAAGATAAAGATGGAAACCTAGACAAAGAGCTTAATGATATTGCAGAGTATGATTGGAATCTTTTTTCAAAATCAGAGTTTTTTGAGACAGGTGGAAAGTTTTCTTGTTCTGGTTTTTTAAGACAAGTCGTAAAAGCTGAGAAAGGCACAGAGGGTGAGATTCTTGTTCTTCACCATTTAGACCAATCATTGAAGTTTGGTTATGTAACCCAGATACTTGAAACAAGTATGATTGATGTTAGTAAAGATGAGGGTATCCTTTACGATGACAACCTGAATATAAAAGAATATGCAACAGTTAGTGGACTAAAGCTAGGAAAGTTTGGTAGAGTGCATGGTGTTTGGATATATGATGATGGAGCAACAAAGGCAACATCAACTTTATACACCGAAAATCAATTCACTTTATACTTCAACCCACATCTTAGAATAAGCCAGTATCGTGGAATATCTCAAATAGCAGGTGTTGTAGGAACTATACAAGACACTATCACTTATAAAAACAATGAGCTAGCGTCTTCATCTGAAGCAGCAAAGACTAAAAATGTTCATAAGACATCAGTTATACAGCCCTTAGAAGATATCCAAAAACAGAAGTGGGAACAGTTTTATGCAAAACAAAATGGAATGCCAACTGTTAAAGATTTTGGACTAGTGGATCAGTCGAATAGCCCTACTGTATATATAGGGCAAGATGAAGAATTTAAAGCATTAGAGAAGCCAAGTCAGCAGTCTGTTTTTGATACTTTTGGAAAAAATTTAAGTCAAGCTATAGCACAAAACTATAACATATCTGTAGGTTCTATCATGCAAGGTGAAGAGAATGCAGTTCTTGCAGTTATAAAAACAAAAAAACAAGAAAATGAAATCCGCTACGGAATAGAGCAAGAGAATCTAAAAGATGGTTTGTTTGAGACAATCCTTAACAATTTTATTTTAGCAAATAAAACTAGATGGGGAAAGAGAAAAGAATTTTACGAAGATAAATATAAATTCTACTATAGATACACCATAACACTAGGCACAAAAACAGAACTTGATGAAGTGAAGTCTGCAAATGCTAGAAGAATAAACAAAGAGCAAAATGTAATAGATGAGTATCAAGCAACAGCACAATTAGGAAATGACCTAGATACTGTTCTAGAAAACAACACTAGAGCAAAAAAGAAAAAGATAGAAGAACTAATGAAGCTGCTTGAAGAAGTGGTTGAGTTAAATAAAACAGCAGAGCCACTAGGTATGAAATATAAACTAGATGAAAACCAAAATATAGTTCTAGTAGAAGAAGTAACTTCAATACAAGGAGACAAGTAGATGGCAGGGAAATGTGGAATAAAAACACAATGTTATATAGATTCTAATGGAATAGATTCTGATAAAAAAACTGTAGCGGTTGTTCTATCTGATGAGACACCAATGGAGCGTTATGATTATGAAACAGGAGAAATTTATACTTTGGTTCTTCAGCACACAGAAGAATCTATAGACCTTTCAAGAAAAGATGTTATGTCAGTATTTTGGGCACATAATGATTATTCTTTACCTATAGGAATACATGAAAACGTAAGACTAGAAGATGGGAAACTAAAATCAGTTGCACATCTTGATGAAGATGATAAGTTTGCAATGCAAGTATTCGGAAAAGTAGAAAAAGGAATCTTAAAAACATTATCTGTGGGTGTTGATATTCTTGAAAAGAAAATCACTAGAGATGAAAATAATAAGATGACAGTTTTAGTTACAAAGTGGCGACCTTTTGAAGGGAGCTTTACTGGAAACCCTGCTAATGAAAACGCAAAAGTAGGGTTATCTAAACAAAATCAACACAAGGAAGAGTCAATGGAAGTACAAATGAATGATGTTAAGATTTTCTTAGCAGCAAAAGCAACAGATGATGACAAGGCTGTATTGTTAAGAGCATTAGGTGGTGTCCCATCTGACAATATGATTCAGCTGAAAGCATCTCATGCAACAGCTATAGCAGATAAAGATACAGAACATCAAGTTTTATTATCTGGTTTTGGAAGCGCAGTATTAGATGCTGTAGGGATGATGACAGATAAAACATTTGAAAATGTATCTGATGATGATAAAAAAGTAGCTTTAAGTAAAGTTACATTGTCTAAAGATGGAAAGTTTGATGGAGAAAAACTAGAATTAGAATTTCTAAGATTAGCAAAAACAAACTCAGAACCTAGTGGTGAACAGCCAAGCAATAGCGATGATGTTGATAAATACGCTAAGTATGAAAACAACGACATGAAAAACTTATAGGAGTCACTATGGTAGTACCAAGAATGACAGTAGATACAGGTAGAGAGGGTTTCCCAGCAAAGATGTGGGCTGGACAGTTGGTTAGTGATAAAACATTAGTAGCAGCAAACACGCCTTTTGGTCGTGGAGTTATAAATATTGGCTCAGGAGAGATGCAAGTTCCAGATAGAGGTGACTTACTTGGAAATGGTGCTACATCAGATGAAGTAAACAAATTCTTAGGAATTTTACTGGGTCATATCAATCCTAAAGATGCTTGTTATGACAAAGTTGGGATTGATTTACCAACAGTAGAAACTCCAGTAGGTAGAGGGGATGAAGATTTCTTTGAGCCAAACACAGTTCAAGCATATGCGGAAGTTGGTTTTATCCATGCTATCGCTGAAGAAGCAGTAGTTGAGGGCGACCAAGTTACACTAAGAGTTGCTGGAGTTGATGAGCCGACAGGTTTAGTTTTAGGTGGTTTCGGAACAACAGCAGTAGCGGACGAGGCATTAGTGTTGCCTGGACTATTTTGGGGAGCAGATGCAGACGCATTAGGCTTGTCTCATATTAAAATAAATATCAAGTAAGGAGGTATTAGATGGCAATAGATTTTAAAAAGATAGTTCTATCAAATGAAGTATCAATTAAAAACAAAGTAAGTTCAGCAGATGATATTTACACCAAGTCAATGCTTAGTGGAATTATTAACGAGTCTGGTGATTGGATGCAAAAGCTCAAGAACACAACTGATACACAGTCAATGCACGGTGCAGTTGAGTTAGCCAGCTTAAATATGAACAACAACATACCAGTGATTGGAGCTACAAAAAGTGCTACACTTGATGTGAAGTCTGGTGGTATTACACAGGGTCAAATCTATTTCTCTTTGGTAGATAGCTTAACAACAGATAGCAAGATTGCAACAGAACAAATCACTGATGATTTAGAAGCTGTATTTAGATCACACTATTATGCTTTAGATGATATGGTTTATGGAAGTTTATCTGCTTATCAAAACCTAGGTATTTATGGTTTAGTAACGAATCCAAAGATTGACCATGGTGCAACATCATTAGGTGCTATTTATTCTGCATCAACTGCTGAAGAGATTATTGCTGACCTTAAAGCATATATCACTGGGTACTACGACGATATTAATGCTGATTTAACTATTCGCCCTATCAATCCAAATGCAGTTGCTTCTGAGATGAAGATTCCTACTTCTATCATGAAAGTTCTTAGAATGAAAGATGCTCCTCTAAACACAACTGTGTCTGCTCCTTGGTCTGTGTTGGAATACATGCAGGCTTGGACTACAAGAATGATGTATAACGTTACCTTTACTGAAGATGCTGGTATGGAGCTTGTGCCAACTCAAGGTGGAAAAGGTGCAACATATAAAGTTCTTATGCTTGGTGTGTTCACTAAGTCTTATATTTCTTTAGAGATTCCAAACTCTCCTCAAAGAGCTGGTGTTCAAGGTAAGTCTTCTGACTGGGGATTTGACATAAAAAGTGAAAGTGGAGCAGCTGCATATACGATGCAAGTTCTCGGTACTCAGGTGATGAGATCAAACATGTTCCTAACTAGAGATGTTTAAAAGCATCTTTAGTTAAGTAAAAAAAACAAAAAGGGATAATATGTATGTATCAAAAAGAAATCTAAAGTTTGAGGGTAGTCCAAACAACTTTAGAATGCAACTCATGAAAATGTATAGAGAAAAAGATGTTCCTGAGTGGGTAAAGAAATCTAAAAACTTTAAAGAGTGTTTGGCTTCTGGGCTTATTGATGGTGGCGAGAGTGTAGTTAGTAAACTTGATAAATCTCTAGTGGCAGAAGCTACATCTCTTGGTATAGACTTTGATGATAGTATTTCACAGTCTGTTCTTGAAGATACAGTTACAAGAGTTAAGCAGTCAAAGCAGCAAATGCTAGATGAACAAGCTTCTAGTAGCACTACAGTAATCGCAGATGTGAACTCAGAAAACAGTTCTAAAGAAAAAGATTCTGATAGTGAAAATTCAGATGCAGTAGATAATAAAGAAGAAAAAAGAAAACTCATTGAGATTCTAACTTCAAATGACATCAAAGCAAATATGACAAATAGCTTAGATACTTTAAAGCAAAAAGTGATAGATGCTGGATTAGAAGCTAACTAGATATGCAAAATATAATAGATAGTGCAGCAAAGGTAGTTTCAATAATGTCTTCTGCTATATCTATGCCTATTGTGTATAACCATAGAAAAAACGGAGGAATCACTTCCTCTTCAACTCCAAATGCAGTTGTGGAATCACTTGAAAACTTCAAAATAGATGGAGATTTTATATCTAGTGGAAAAAGATTTATACTTTCCAAAAATGAAAATAGTAAGTTTCTTGAGTTTGAATGTAAGAGAAATGATACAGTAGAATGTGATGGGAAAGTATGGTATGTTCTTACATCTAAAGATTCGGATGTTGATTTAGAGATTATAACTTCAATAGATGCTTTTTCAAAAACAACTAAAAAGATAAGATAATGATTAAAACATCAATGAGAATCAATGAGAATCTTACGATGTATATAGACGAGATGCTTTTAGCTGGCTCAGATTTACTAAACCAAGCACTAAGTAAAGGTGGAGCAAAGTTCAATGAAATTGCAAGACGAAATCTTAGACAACAAGCAAATACTGGCTGGAGTGTTCAGAAAAACAGCATAAGAAAAACAATCATAACTGGTCATGGGATAGAGAAAAATTTTGGCGACAGACTTAAAAAAACTGGTGCAAAAGATGATCCTAAAAATATGGAAAGTATGATTAAAAATTATCTTGATGAAAAAAACCATCTTATTGTTGTTATGGGTCGTCACGGCTCTTTCCAACCTATAAAATTTAGAAATGGTAAAAGAGTAGGCACTTATGGAAAAAGGATAGGAGGTACTGCAAAAGGTGGTGCTGATAATCCAGAAGATATAATAAATATTCTTCAAAAACTAAATGATGGTGGAGTTAAAACTCTTACTATGAAACAACAGTGGTTACTTAGTAGTGTCAAGATGCTTAGAAAAAATAAAAAAGGTGAGATAGAAGAATATCAACCTTTTATCAAATCAGATTATGGTGGGAAACTTATTCCTATGATAAAAAAAGTTACTTATAGAAGAACAAACTTCGCAACAAACGCAAGGTTTCAAGGAACTTCTGTGGCTATTGGTATTATAAAATCAGAGTACGACAAATACTTTGATTCAGTAATGAAAGAGATAGGAAAGGTAGCATGATTTTTTATACAGCTTATGAACTTGAAGATAATATTTGCGAAAATTTATCAACAAATACAACTTTCCTACAGTTTTGTATTAGCCTTATTGGTGAAGAGTGTAAGGTTATAGGTGGAGAAGATCCACAAAATCCAGAACCAGAAGAAGATTATCCATGTGTAGTTGTTAATATTGACAGACAAACTGGAGATCAAGCAAAGGATAAAAGTACTGATAGAAGTATAGAAATATCTATACTCTTAGAAGCTTCTTCTGAGAGAGTGCAGGTAGGAAACTATTATAAGTATGCAGATACACCAAAAGCAGAGAAAATAGCTATAGAGATTTACAATCTAATTGTAAAAAAATATTGTGGAGATGTTCCACCGTATTACTTTGAAAGAGATGTAAGTCTCATAAATCAAGGAATTTTAAGAGGTTCATTAGAGTTAATAGCTTCACAAGAAACTACACTAGGAGGAAGAGTATGGTAAAAACCATAGTAATGGTAGCAGACTATAAAAAGTATGGCTACGAAAAAGGTCAAGAACTAAAGGTGTACAACTCTCTTTATGAAGAGTTAGTAGAAGTACAAAAAGTAGCTAAATTAAAGAAAGTTACTAAAATTAAAAATGGAGATAAATAATGCCAGCAACATTCAGAGCAAACTCAGCAAGAATAATCATAACAGGTGGGGATAACGCAATCCCAGCAACACCTACAGTACTAAGACTTCCTGCAACACAAGTTACACTAGATTTAAGTGAAGATGGAGAAACAGCAAACCGTTTAGGAAATGGTGTTGAGCCGTCAAGAGAGATTCTTTCTGGAGTCAAAAACATCTCTTCAAATATTGAACTACAGTTAAACTACCATACAGCAGCATTTGCACTTGGAATCTCAGTTGGTAGAGAAGACTCAGTAGAGTCTAATGAGGGGGATTGGTCAGATGGTGCAACAGTTACAGCAGGACAGATTCTAAAAGGAACAACACCCGCAACAGATGATTTATACTGTGTCTCTGGTGGAACAACCGGAGCAATAGCACCAGATACATCATCGCTTTTAGACGGTGAAACTATAGATGATAATGGTGTCGTTTGGGCTGTAAGCAAGTCAAGACTTAAAGAAGTAGTTAGTGGAATTAACCCTTGTTTATCAGCTATTGCTATTGAGTATGAGTTTCAAGATTGTGATGGAAATCTTATGTATATGAGAACTCTTGGAAATTCAGCTGCATCTTTTGCAACAAACTTTGAAAAGAAAACTGTTCCTAAAGTGACTGTAGCTACAAATGGTTCTGTTTACGAAGATGATTTAGACCCTCTAATTGCTTATGAAAAAATGATGGATATTGCAGGTGCAACTGAAATCGTGATAGATGAAGGTTATAATGTAAGAAATAGCAATCTTGGTATGTCTATAGGGGCATCAGCAACTTATGCTATCGTAACTATGAGTCTGAACAGTGATAACGCACAAGGAACCATAGATCCATTAAATCAAGATAGATTTTTTACTACTGGCGTGAGAAATGTAAGTGGGTCACTCACTGGATGGTTTGATGAAGATATGTATAACACTATGGTTAAGAATCTAGATTCAAATCTACTTATTAGTTATGATGATGGATTAGGTAATTACTTATCTTTCACATTACCAACCGTTACCTTCCCATTAAAATCTCCAACATTTGAAGCAGGTATGCAGTCTAAACTAGATGCAGACTACAAAGCTTATGGAGAGACAGGAAGTATTGCAGCAAGTGCATTCCAATATAAAGTAAGAAGTACACAAGTTCTAAACTCTTAGTGTGCTATGGTGGCTTTTTGGTTTATCCCCTTTTGTGCCACCATCTAAATAAAACAAAACTTTAAAAGATAAAAAAACAAACAAACAGGATAAAAAAATGTCAAAAGAATTAAAAGATTTAAAACAAGCATTACCAGCACAGTTAAAAACAGCACTTTCAAAGTTTCCATTAAATAAACCAGATGGTACTATCCCTGATTTTATATCAGAAAGAGCAAATGGAAAAAATGATGAAGATTTATCATTTGAACTAAGCGAAAACCAAACAATTGAAGTTGCAGAATGGGCTTTTGAAAAGTCAGGCAAAGAACTTCCAGATGATATTCCAGAGAGTAAAGATTATATTTCAGATGTAAAAACATTTGCATCATTAGTTATGGGTAAGATATACGGTATGAGATACGATAGTGGTGAACTAAAACCATGTGAGTTTTACCAAAAAAATGATAAAGTTGAAGTAGTAGGTATTAAAGATAGAAAAAAATTAAATAAAAAATGTAGCAAAGTAGATTCTGAATCTGAAAAAGGTTTAGTATATGCAGACCATTATGGAATTAGAGATGAGCTTGAAGCTGAAACACCTTTTGAGCAAAAACTATTTTACTGGTACTGTTTTGATAATAACTCAAAAAACACTAAAGCGGGAAAGGCTTAGAACTCTACTTAGAGTGGAGTTCAAACAAAGCCGAAGACTGGGATGCTATAAAAGATAATACTAGAATCTCAGACACTCTAAAAGAACAACTAAAGCCACCTGAAATAACGCATAGAATAAATGAGATAATGTCTTGTATTCGCTCAGTATCAAAATACTGGGAGCGTTCAGGAATGGGTGACTTAATGTACTTTAACACAGGAAAAGCAAGAAAAGAATCTAAGTACGAGTTATCTTTTATACACATAAGGTTCAAAGATATAGAATGGGCTTTTAAAATATACGAAGCAATAACCTTAGAAAATGCAAGAAAACCAAAACCTGAAAAATGAGTATGCTTTAGATAGATTCTAAAGCATATAACCTACCAAACAAAAAGACCCATGATAGAGCCAAGTGGTGCAACAAAAATGCCTATAACTGCTAGAACTATTTTTCCAGACAAGACAAACTCCTCAATATTTAAAATAGCTATTATGTTTAATACCCATCCATATGTACCACCTACAATCACCACTAAATATGCAAACAAAAAACCTAATCTTACAAATACCATTTTAAATCCTTATTTTAAAGTAACCGTATTGTACAAAAACTAAAAAGCATTTACATTGTTTTATATCAAGATTTATAAAAATATAAGATATAATTACAAAAACATATAAGGTTTCACTATGAGCAATAAGATAACGATATTACTAAAAGCAGAAACGGTAGAAGCAACAAAGAATATAAATAAGTTTAAAACAGATGTAAAGTTAGCTACAGGAACGATAGAAAACCTACATAACGAATCTACAAAACTATACAATAGACAAAAAGACGAACTTGCAACATATACAACTGCTGTAAAAACTCATGAAACTGAACTTAAAAGAATAAGAGAGCAAAAAGCAACAGACATAGAAGACCATACTAAAAAGTTAGCAGAGTTAGAGGGTCAGGGTGTATATAGTGGAAGCAAGAAAGCAATGCTTAAAGATAGAGATATCCTTGATGCAAAAATACAAACAAAACAGGAGGAAATAGCAAACTTAGAATCATTCAACAAAAAAGAAGATGAATTAATAAAAGATGGAACTACTGAAAGGTCAAAGCAATATAAGAAGAATCAAGATAACTTAAAAGACCATAATGAAAAAGTTAAAGAAATAACTCTTCAAAGAGATACTGTTCAAAGAAGTATAGAACACGCAAAATCATCAGCAGACCTAAAAAGAATAGAACAAGTTGCAAAAGCTGATATAGCAGAAGAAACAAGAAAGCTAAAATCTACAGAGAATCTATACAAAAAATCTCAAACACAACTAGCTAGAGATAAAAAAACAAACTATGACTCAATTACAGAAGCAAAAAATACACTACAGCAAAGAAAAGACCTACTTCAAGAAAATGTAAATATAGTAGAAACAAATAACAAAAAGATAATAGAAAATATCATTGAATCCGATGAAAAAATAAGAAAACAGAAGATAGATAGTGCCTACAGTTCTGTTGCAGACCAAGTAAATGCAGAAATAAAAGGCAATAAAAAACTAGAGCAGATTAAAAAAACAACACAAGATGAAAAAAATCTTTTAGAAAATGCAAATAAAGAAAACAAAGAAGCATGGAATAAACACAGTGCGGACTTACATACTGATAGAAAAGCTCACAGCACAAAAGTAGCAAAGTTTAATGCTCTGATGGCAAATCAAAGAATTGCAGAAGAGAATGACAAAAACAATAAACTAGAGAAGATAAAAAAAGATAACATTAAAAGTCTTGAAAAAATAGAACAAGATTCGCATGGTGCATCCGATGATAAAATAAATAAAGATAGAGAGAATAAAAGACTAGCATATCAAGAAGCTTCACTTGCAAATAGAAAAGCTCACAGTAAAAAAATAACTGACTTTAATATGCAGATGGCATCACAAAGAACAAAAGAATTTGAAGACTCTTTTAGTGAAGCAACTAGACATAATGATGGGTTGATAAAAGCAGAGAATAAGCTAAATAAAGATTATGAGTTAAAAGCAACAGATAGAGCAAGCTTTATAAAAAGTAATGGTCAAAAAATAAACTCAGTTCTTGACGGTCTTAATAACCAAAAAACAACAATCCACGCATCTGAGATAACTAGGTCAAAAGAAAGCCTAGATAACTTAAAAGCTTATTCAAAGCTAGAAAAAGAATCTAACGAGAAAAGATTTAACGATAGACAAGATTTTGATAATGCTTGGATAAAGTCACAAGCTAAAATACAAAAGATAAGAGAAGAAGAATCTAAAATAATAGATACTGGTACATCAAAAGCTGATGAAAATAGACTAAAATCACTTGAAAATGAAATTATAAAAAAGAAAGAATTAAGTAAAGCGAATACAGTTGCGAATGAGAAAAGAAAAAAACTAGATGATACAATAAGAGAAAGTCTTAATACTCAAAAAAAAGAAGCAATAGAGGGTGAGAAGTGGCATAGACAAACATATGTAAACACTAAAGCAACAAACGCTTATGAAGATGCAAAAGATAAGCTAGACGACCAGCTAAAAAGAAATATAATATCTCAAAGCCAATATAACATAGCACTATCAAAAGAAAAATCAAACCTAAACAAAGCAACACTAGCATCAGACAACCACGCTAAAAGCACAGAAAGTCTAGCAAACCAAACAATACGCTATATGAGATGGATGGGTACACTAGCTGGAGCTTACTATGCAGTAAGTGCATCTATGAGAGTAACAGTAGGTCTAGGTATAGAAGTAAATAAAATGATGGAAGATAACACATTCGGTATAGCAGCTTTAACTTCTGCAAATACTAGAATGATAGATTCCATGGGAACGCTTCTTACTCCAGTAGATAAGTTCATAATTGGTCAAAAAATGGCTAAAGAGACTATGGCTCAACTGAGAGTAGAATCACTTAAAACTCCAGCAACTTTCGGACAACTTACTGAGATATACCAGCAGGCTACAGGTCAAACTCTTGCGATGGGAGATGCTTTTGGTACAGCTGTAAAATCAATAAATAAAAATACAGTTGAATTATCACAAAGATTTTCAAATATAGCAGGCGCTATTGGTCAGCCAATGGATCGTGTAAAAGAAGAGATTCGTTCTGCATTAACAGGTAATGTAAGTACAGATTCTATTATTTCAACAATGATATTCGGTTCTCCAACAGAAGCAAATAAAGCGATAAAAGAAGCTAAAAAAAGAACAAATGGGCTTAAGGAGCTTTTTGATTTAAAGTTCAAGCCATTTGATATACTTGGAGAAACAAGGTCTTACCAAAAGGGTTTCTTGGCTATGCAAAATGCTTGGGAAATGTCTATGGCAGATATGGTTGAAAAATCAGGAATGTTTGCAGATATAACAGATGCTTTTTATGAAATAAGCCAAAGCCTTGCAGAAAATTCAGATGAAATGGTTAGTGATTTTAATAGCATCTATGATTCTGCAAAAGATGTAGTAGGAGTTTTAGATAATATACTAGTTCCAGCAATAGCTGCAAGAACAGTATATGGTTTAGCTACAGCTTTTGGTGTTCTTACAGCAGCAACCCACGCAAATACACTAGCAGCACTTAAAAACCCTTATGTTTTAGCAGCAGTTGCAACAGCAGGAGCAGGATATACAATATACGAGTACTTTTCTGATGAAGCAGATAGACTTGATGAGGTTGCAAAACTAATAGAATCTAAAACAGAATCTATAAACAGTATGCAAACTTCAAAGATAGTTGAAAGTAGAGAAGCAATATCTAAGCAGTTAAGAGAAGAAAACAAAAAGATAAACCAACTAAGAATAGATATGGGAGAATATACTCTATTTGAGAAGCTATCTTTTGAGCCAGAAAATGAAGACACGGTAGCTTATGAGAAGCAACTAAAAGTAATAAAAGAACTTACTGAAGCATATAATAAATATAAAGATATAGAAAATAAACAAACAGATACTAAAAAACAACTTGAAGAGCAGTCAACACTTCTAACTAAAATAGCACTAAATAAAAAAGTAATAGATGATGTAAATAAGTTCACTGCTAAAGATGAAGATGAATTAGTTACTCTTGCAGAAAGTAGAGTAGAATGGAGTGAAGCATTGCTCGTAGTTCAGAAAAAACTAGGATTAAAAATAAATGAAGATGCAAAATCTCAGAAGATACTAAAAGATGCAGAAAAAACAATCCAAGAGGGAATAGAATCTTCAAAAAACAAAACAGCATCTATAACAGCAGATAGACAAGCTAAAGAGTTGAAAGCAAGTCAAGAGTACCAAACAGCATTAGCAAATATATCTGGTGTTGAGGTAAAGCTATCTGACCAAAAGCTAAATCAAATAGCATCAGCAGAAAAGATAAGAGAAAATGCAGAAAAGAATTTTAAAGAAGCAGTAGGTGCAAAAAATATATCTGAAGCACAAGTAAAACTAGATGAAGCAAAAAAGAAAGAACTTGTATTACAGTTTGAGTATCAAGGGGCTATAACTAAAGAGCAAGAGAAGCAACTAAAAAACGATAAAGATAGAATTAAAAATGTAAATGATTTATTTGCAACAATAAACAAACAAACTAAACAGCAGCAAGATATGTATGATATGTTTTATGACATAACTATACCAGATTCTGTAAAGATGCTTGATGAAGCAAATGAGAAGATGATAAGTCTTTACAATAGTGGATTGTTTACAGCAAAACAACTAGAAGAAGTAGCAGATATTCTCTATAAGGATGATGAGGTTTCTCTTTTTGATAGCTGGGGAGAGATGGCATCATCTCAGATAACAAGTGGAATCCATGAGGGGATACAAGACGGACTAAGTGGAGACTTTGACTTATCTAAACTAGTAGGTAGTATAACAGGTGGAATAGGGGATGCGTTTACAACTGCTTCACTTTCAGCTATAGCATCACAAGCAGGAACAGCGCAAGGAATCCAAAGCGGAAGTATGTGGGGTCTTGCTGGTGGAGTTGCTCTTATGGGTGTATCTTCTTTGATGGGAAGAGATGAGGATGAGTATAAGAAACAAATAGAAGCAATAGATAACCAAACAGACAAGATAGTAGGGTCATTAGATGCTCAAACATCTCTGCTTGAAAAATTAGGAAACACATCTGCTGCAACTCAAAGTGACTTCCAATCTACGGTTGCCAGTTTTGAGGGAGAGATAGCAAAGTTTGCGGTTTTAACTAAAAAAACAACTGAAAAATGGCACGGTATCGAAATTTCTTCTGCTGAATACAATAGAACATTTGACACTTCTACGATACAAGCATTTACAGAGCAGTTTGATGAAGTTATGAGATATGTAGATGCTGGGTATAAAGCTGACTTTACAGAGTTTAACATACAGCTTGACAATGTATCAGTTGGGATACTAGATACCGTAGATACTTTTAAGACTTTATCAAAAACTTTAACTGATGTGTACGATGGTCTAAATGACAACATTTTAGCAGAAAAAAAACTTGCAGATGCTAGAGAAACTTTAGAAAACCTAACGGTGACAAGATACAGAATGAGCAGAACGGGTGCAATCGCATATGAGGACAAGGTTTTAGGGGAAGATTTTACTGAAGAGCAATTTTCTAGATTCATCTCTACAGCTATTACAAATATTGACAACCTATCGACATCAGTTGGTGCTTTAGCAGATGACTTAGAATCTCCTGACACAAAGACACATCTGCAAGCAGTAGCAGATCTGGAAAAAGCAACAGGATTGATGTTTGAGGGTAATGTAAAGGCTGCACAAGACACAATAGAGTATATAGAGCTGTATGGAGGAGCTTTGGCTGAGTCTAAAGCAAACATAGCAGAGTGGGAACAAAGAAATGAAACAGCATCCGAGAAGGTAGCAAGACTCACGGAAGAGATGAAAGATAACGGCTATGTGATGAACAGCTATAGCGATGCACTTGAAGAAGCTAGTGATGGTGGTAAAAGACTCACAGACAGGGAGCTTGAACTACTACAAGCTAGAGAAGAAGCAGCAGAGATAACAAAAGCTGAAACAAAAGCCAAAGGTGACAAAATACTAGCAGATAGAGAGGCTTTTGAGCTTCTTCAAGATAGCTTAAGCACAACAATCTACGATACTTTTGCAACAGATACGGAAAAGCTAAATGATGCAATGAGCGTTCTAAGTCTAACAACTGAAACAATGCCAAAAAACATAGAGAAACTTAGTGACCACATAGTAGGGCTAGATAAATCTTATATAGATACAGCAGATGAAAGCTCTGAGTTTGTAAGTGCTATAAACACCGTGAAAGATACTTTTAAAGAAGTGGCTGTTGAAATAGATGGATTATCAGTAAAAGGGTTATCACTTGTAGACTTCTTTGATAGTGTAGGGAAAATTTATGGTAAAGAGTTTAAGCTAGAAACGGCAATGTTTCAGCTTAAGGAAATTACAGAAGATTTCGGAGCCTACAGTTCGAAACAAACAATAGTCGATATAAACGCTGGTGCAGAAATAACAGCAGATAAACTAGAGATGTTGTATTTTGCTTTTGAAGCTACAAACGGAAGCATAAACGACTTAGAGCAAACAGTATTAAGTGCAGGCTTGGCATCATTACAGACAGCAGAAGATTTAAAGAAAGCATCATTACAAGCATCAAAAGACTTAAAGGATGCAAATGAAGAAAAAAGAAAATCTCTACAACAAGAGCTAGATATGCTTACTGAAGTTACAACACAAAGAGATATAGACTTAGCACTACTAAGCGAAGAAAATAAGTCAATCTTAGAAGAAATACATCTACAACAAGATGCAAATAAATTAGCAGAAACAAACAAAACTCTGCAAGATGAATTAAACGGTTTAACTTTAACAACTGCACAGCTTAGAAAAAAAGAGATATCAGATATGGATGCTTCAACAACCTCTATTAAAGAATCTATATGGGCTTTTCAAGATTTAACAGAAGCACAAGGAATCATAGCTGATGATATAGTGAACACATGGAAAGATGCTTCTGATGAAATTTTATCTCTATCTAATACTTTCTCATCTCTAAGCAATAGCATAGGCGATACTATATCTGAACTCCTTGGTGGAAGCGATGCACTAGATTCACAAGATACTCTAATAAAAGACTTCTGGAATAAGCAAGGTGAACTAGATAAACTTTTAAGTAAAGATAGCTTCACATCTATTGATGAGACAAGGATTAAAAGTTTAGTTGATAGTATAACTGGTCTATCTCCGCTAATCCAAGGAGCAGCACTAGGAGACAACACTCAGATAACTTCAGAAATGGTGAGCGTACTAGATAAAATAAACAAAGACGTCTTAACAGCACAATCAGGCTTAAGCATACAAGATACTATAGGTGAACTAAACCAAACAACAATAGATTATTTAGGAGCAGACAGTGAGATAGTGTCTTGGCTAAAAACTCTAAATGGTACGGTAGGAGAATTAAGTTTTTCAGACTACACGCTACAACAAACAACAGTAGGTGCATACGACATAATAGACGGTTCACACGCAATGGGATTAGCAAATGTACCTTATGATGGATACATAGCAGAACTACATAAAGACGAGAGAGTTTTAACAAGAGAAGAAAATAAGATATACACTCCACAAAACAACATATATCCATCAATCGATATGCTAAAACAATACGGAAATAACACTAGCGACCCAGAGATTAAAAAACTTCTTAAGAACATTTCAGAAAAGCTTGATAAATTAGATATAATATCAAAAGCAACAAAACACACAGATGCTACACTTACAGCAGTGTCGAAAAGTGGAAATAAACTTAGAGTGGAGATAGCTTAATGCAGTTTTTTTTACCAGTAGCAGAAAACATACAAACTACTGGTACGAATATACTTCAGAATGAAGATGAAGATGGAAATGAATATAGCATTTTTGACGTCACTATGGGGTATAATAAAGATTTCATAATAATATACGGAACAAATATATACAGGTCTTCAAAAACTCAGTATCCGTTGGCTCACTACACTTGGAAGAATTTGGTGGTAGGCTCAGAGTATGCAACAAATCTGCATACTCAGACAGATATATATCCTGATGTAAGCGAAGAGCTTTGGATAGATATAGTAGATAATGTAACAGTAGTATATGTAGAATCTAACAGCACATACTATATTGCAAATAAAGATGCAACGGTAGATTTTATGGCAGAAAGCATAGGTAGTCCTGCAAACTTTAACGAAATAACAGCACCACCACCATACAGAAAAGAATATAACTATCCAGAGGGTTTTGGAAGCACACTATACTGGGAATATGTATCAGTTTCGAACAGGCAGAAAGCCTTTGATAAAGCTGTAGGTAGCCAAACAGAAAAAGAAGATGAGATAACATACAGATTCTTACAAAACTCCATCTCATCTATAATCTTCCTAAATGTAGAGGCAAGTGAAATAGAAGTGCAAGTAACAGACTTGATAACATCAACAGTATATCCACTTCAAACAAGAGATATGATAGATACATCACACTTAGACACTTACGAAAAAGTATGTACACAGCTACCAGTACAACTTCAGACAGCAACTTTTAAATTTGGATCAGCTTATAGTATGCAAATAGATGTAGCAATAAAAAATCCAAGTTCAGTAGCAAAAGTAGGTGTAATAAAATTTGGTTTACTAGAAGATATAGGTATGACACTGGATGATGTAGAAGTAGGCAACAGATCGTATAACGAATCAGGCATAAGAGAAAATGGTGAGTATGTCTGGAATCCGACTGATAAAGAATCTAATAAAACATCTATAATAAACTACGACATAATGTATGATACACTACTCTTTGATGCAGTAGACAGAAAGATAAAGCAAATAACTGATAAAGATATCGTGTTGCTTGGAGATGAAAGAGATGAAGATGCTTTTACAACCCTTCAATCATACTGTGTTGTGACAAGTTCAGGTGCAACCCTATCTAGTAAATCGCAAAAATCTCACGCTTCATTAGCAGTAGAAACATTCGCATAAAAGGAGATATGAATGGATATAAGCGATATAACAATAGTAATAACAGGTCTTGATGTTGTAACACCATCAAGCAATCCTCAATACTATATAGATATAGCGGATAGAAACAATGAGCTGGTAACAACTACTTTCGTTCAAGTGAATAGTTTAGTAGTTCAAATAAATCAAGTTACCGCTCAAATAAATGAAGTAACAGACCAGATAGTTTTAGACAAGCAATCAATAAGCCAGCAAGTAGTAGTGATGTCAAGCTATGTGTCTACAGCTAAAGACCACAAAGAAGATGCAGAAGCGGCTAAAAACGGTGCAGAAACAGCACTAGCAGAAACACAGCAAGCTATAGCGAATGCAGATATAACAGGAACTAGTGGTTATACTATGGATGCGATAGATGATATGTTTAGCACACAAAGAAATATGAATTTTGTAGGATTTTAATATGGTATATAAATTTAATGATGGGTACACAGGTGTTACAGTGGCTAACGGAAGTATAGTTTCAATAGTAGATGGTGATTTTAGGTCAGGGGGAGAGATTTTTAATAGATACAGCACTTCTCAAAAAAAGCATATTGACTTGAAATTAATTTTGGACAAATATGAAAAACAAATAAATGACGAATTGCAAGATATATTTTTAAGTGAAATTAAATTATATAAGGAGCATTATGATAAAAACAAAGAAATGGTTGATTTACATAGTCAAATAAATGCTTTTTTAACGCACGTTAATTACTATAATAAATGTACAACACCATCTTTTAAAGAAAATGTCGCAGAAAAAGCAAAATTTGAACTATCAGAGTTTACAAAAAATAATTTAAAATAAAAGGATATAAGAAATGGCAAAAACATCAGCACAAATCTATCAAGAGTTTTTGGATACTTTTAGTGACAATATGGCAGACCCAGCAAAAATGGATAAATTAGGAGTTGGATTCAAAGCTTTTATGGATGCACAAAAGCTAATAGTAGCAGATGATGGATTAGCAGTTTATGACCCAACAAAACCATACGGCTTAATGTGGAATCAAATCGAAGATACTTACTATAGATACGGTCACACGATACCAACAATCCAACAACAGATGCGAAGAGTTGTATGTAATGGAAACCCTATGTTTGGTGGCACAGTCTTTAGATACCTAGATAAAGATGATTCAGCACTCTTTGAAGATGGAACAGATGCAACAAGTTATGTAACTGGGGCAGAGGGCGGAAACTATCAGGTTTTTGTAGAGATACCAAAACACTATGTAAGAGACTATGCAAACGGAAGTCTTCAATATAACATAGTATCTCTAACTAAGTTCGATGGTGGGGTAACAGATAAATCTTTTAGAAAATCAGGTTGGACAGATTCTGGAGATGGAACCGATGCAGACAATGAGAGCAGCTATGCTTATATATCAGCTTTCGAGGGAGTAAGATACGATGACGGCACAGGCTTACTAGTAGACGGTACAGGTTCAACTCCAACTTTAGACCTAGTAAACGATAAAATCTTATCGGTATCGGGATATAAACCAGAAACAAACATCACAAGAGACCAATCAAGACAGATGATAGCAAACGGTTCATCGAAGCAGTTCGACTGGCACAGATACAGTTTGATGAGAAGATTGTTTATAATAGAGTACGGAACAAACGACTCTCAAAGTGCGATACCTGGCTACACAGAAAACGCATCAGGAGCATCATACGCAAATGATGTAATGAGAACAGGCTTAACTCTAAGCTTAGGTAACAACTCAGGTTCAATAAGCGGACTAGATCAATTTGAAGCAGGTGGTGGAGACGCTGGAGGATTTAGCGGAGTAGTAGCAAACTCATACAGAGGTATAGAAAACTTTTATGGTCACTTATGGCAGTGGGTAGATGCAGTAAACATCACAAACGGTCAACCATTCGTAAATGACATATTCGGTGTTTTTGCAGATGATGTATATACAGGTGAATATATTAGAGCAAAAGACAGCGATGGAAAAGATATAACAAATCCATTGTCAAGTGGCTATCAGTCAACTCTAAATTCTGGAAGTTTTTTCCCTAAAACTATTGGTTCTAATTCTAATTCTAAAATAACAGATAATCATTATTATGCTTCTGGGAATCGTGTTCTGAGCTCGGGGGGCAGTTTGGCTGGTTCCTCGGGTGCTGGTGTCTCGTGTTTGTATGGGTATAATTCTTCCTCGATTGTCAGTTGGAATGTCTGTTGCCGTGCTTAAAAATTTTCTAAAGCACCAACCTTAAAATAAACTTAAAGCAATTTAGCTTTAAGTTTTAGGATATAAAATGCAAACAGGTTCTGAAATCGGGGGGCAATTTGAATAATTCCTCGAATGCTGGTGTCTCGTATTTGAATGGGAATAATTCTTCCTCGAATGTCAATTGGAATATCTGTTGCCGAGCATTTGTGAAAGGTAAACAACGCATTTTATGTCCTTACCTCTTGGTAAAATACATATATAATCTCACTATGTGCTAGTAGGGAAGCCGAAAACTCAGAGATACAAAAGCAGAGATAAATGAAAAGAAAAAATAATTTATATAACAAAATACTAAATACAAATAATCTTATATTTGCACACAGTAGAGCAAGCAAAGGAAAACTCGAATACACAGAAGTAAAAAAGATAAATGAAAATCTAAACAAGTATATATTTGAACTAAATAAAAGCTTAATAAATAAATCACATAAAACATCAAACTATAAAATAGATACCAGAATTGAAAGAGGAAAAGAAAGAGTTATCTACAAACTTCCATACTTTTCAGACAGAGTTCTGCATCACGCACTATTGCAAGTTGTTCAGCCAATATTAGAAACAGCATACATAAAAGACACATATCAGTCCATAAAAGGTCGTGGGATACACAAAGCTAAAAAAAGAGTAGAGAGTTTTTTAGAAGATAGAGAAAATACAGTCTATTGTTTAAAAATAGATATTAAAAAATACTATCCAAATGTAAATAATGAAATACTTAAATCTCTAATAAGAAAAAAGATAAAATGTAAAGATACTCTTTTTCTAATAGATGAGATAATTGACAGCACAGAAGGACTTCCGATAGGAAACTACACATCTCAAACTTTTGGTAATTTTTATCTTTCATATTTCGACCATTGGATAAAAGAAGATAGAAAAATAAAATATTATGTTAGATATGCAGATGATATGATATTTCTACATAGAGATAAAGATTTCTTGCATAAATTAAATGAAGAAATGCAGCAATATTTATTAGAAAATCTAAAACTAACTCTAAAAGAAAACCATCAAGTGTTTGAGATTAAATCAAGAGGAATAGATTTTCTAGGGTTCAAATTTTACCACACATATACATTAATAAGAGGTTCAATAAAAAAAGCATATCTAAAAAAGATAAGAGAAATAACAAAAAATAGAATAAAAAAGGAGCATATAAATTCAATAATGTCTTATTATGGATGGCTGAAAGCAGGAAATGGGTATAATCTACTCAGAAGCACAATTAGCGATAAAATATCTTGCAGGGTAGAATACTTTTGCAAAAAATCTGGACTAAAGAATCCATTCAGGAAGATATTTATATCAGTAAAAAAAGTAAACAGGTTTGGAAGATTTCAACCAACTCTATTTTAGATAAAAAGGAAATAAAAAAATGCAACTATTAAGCAGTGATTCACCAATAACATACAAAACAATAAAAAGTCCTAGGGGTCTGTTCGCCTTAGCAAACCCAAGAGAGAGACAAGCAGGCGAAGGGATAGTGTATGAAGCGGACAAGATTCCTATCTCAGATATAACAGATGCAGATGAAGCTATCAAGCAGTACAAACTAGAACATATAGAAGTAGCTTTATCTACAGGCAAAGTTTTGTATGCAGATAAAGATAGTAGAAATGACATCTCACATGCCATACAGCTTATGGAGAGCGAAGGTGTAGATTCGCAAGGCTGGAAAACAGTTAATGGAATCAAATCAGTAACTCTTGCAGAGTTCAAAGAGGCTCTTAAGCTCGGTCTTATCGAAAAAGGAAAAATCGTAGGAGTAGTAAAATGAGTTGGTTTAAGAAATACTTTTGTAAAAAAGAGATAGGAGAGATAGAAGCACTCAAGATTAAACTAGAAGCCTCTAAAGTTGCAATAAAAAGTGCTATGGACTGGAGAGAGTCAAAGATAATGTACGAAGAGCCTAGAAAACTAGATTTGAGATATAATGTGTCAAAGTTGCTTGCAGGAGCAAAGATACTGTTTATCGCCGATTACAACATGTACGGCATAGACAAAAAAGATGTTGAAAAGGTTATGAGTATACACCCAGAAATTGCCGACAGTAAGTATATCAAAGAAGCTTATGACTGTGATGATTTCGCATCAGCGATGTTCGGAGTCTTTAACCAAAGAGGATTAGGTAGATTTGCATTTGGGTATGCTCTAAGTAAATCTCATGCGTTCAATATCTTTGTAGATAGAGAGTGTAAGCTGTGGGTAGTAGAACCTCAAACCAACAGAATAATGAGTTACGACTATGCCCTAACTGTATCAGATATCTATAAGATAAACAGATACTTTTTCTAAGAGAATAGTATGAAAAAACTAAACAAAGATGTGCTTCGATATATAATTTTAGCTGGATTAAGTTGGTTCGCAATAGAATCTACATATGAAATAATAGAGTTCGCATTAAAAAAACCAGATATGTCCACACAAATAGCATCACTTCTTGGTGCCATAAGTACAGCCATACTTGGAACATGGTCATACTATATAAAAAAATTCTCTGAAACGAGTGCTACAGATGCCTAGCTTGAATCCAACTCACTATATCCTGATACTTCTGGTGGCAATGCTTGTAGTTCAGTATAAGTACAACGACTCTCTAAAAGAAGATTTAAAGACATCAAAGATAAACACTGCTATGGTAGCAAAAGAATTTTATGATCTTCACGATGGTCACGAAGTACTAAAGGTTCAGTACGACGACCAGGAGCAATACTATAAAGAATCCATAGAGCTTCTAAATATAAACCATAAAGAAGAGATAGTAAGAGCAACAAAAATCACAAGTATAAAAACAAGGATAGAAGATGTTAAAGATGAAGACGATGGGAACATATCTAATATACTCAGCAATACTCTTGATGCTCTCAGGTTGTACGAGTAAAGAGTTTCACCTAGGATGGTACGACAAATGCCTACCAAAAACAATAACTGAAAAAGAAAAAGTATACCCAGAGATAACACAAGAAAAGCTAGAGTGTATAGAGATTCCAAAACCACCACAAGATATAAAGCTACAGAGCCAAGTAGCAACGTACGCAGTAGATCTAATGGTTGCTGGAAAAGACTGTGAATCTAATCTAAAATATGTTAAAATATCTTTAGATAATTTTAAGAATGGAGATTTGGAATGACAGGAGATTGCTCAGAATGTAAGCATTACAACTCTATACCAAAGATGCAACAACAGATAGAATATTTATCAAAAGAAGATAAAAACCAAAAAATGATACTAAAAGAAATAGGTGATAGTGTTGGAGAGATAAAGTTAACTTTAAATGGTCACATGAAGTGGGAAGAGTTTTTTCAAAAAGTAATGGTTGGAGGGATGTTGTTGATTGCTCCAGTTGCGATTGCGTATATGGGATGGCAATTTTTGGAGCATACATCAAAAAAAGAAGTTGCAGCAAAGCACGATGAGAGGATATTAAGCAATAAAGAATCTGTTGAAAAATTATATGTTAGAATTGACGATATGAAAAAATCATTCAAGGATGATCTATCAAGAACTGTTTCTGATATAAACAGACATAATACTGACGCAAGCAAAAAGAACTATGCTGGGTTGGCTAGAGTCATAAGAGATGAGATAAAGAAAAGAAATAGGATTAAATAATGGGTAATTTAACAAAAAATTTATCAAGACACGAATTTGAGTGTAAATGTGGATGTGGTTTTGATACAGTGGACTATGGTGTAGTAGTTATGATACAAGATGGAGCTGATTATTTTGCAAAAAAATATGAATCTAAAATCATAGTTTCTATCACTGGAGGAAACAGATGCAAAGAGCATAATGAAGTTGTGCAAAAAGAAGCAAATAAAAATTATGTTCCATACTCATCAAAAAGTACACACATGGATGCAAAAGGTGCAGACCATAAGTTCTATTTTTACGACAATGGAACTAAAGCACAAATACCTCCGCTAGTGGTATATGACTACTATGATAAAAAATATCCCAATAGTCACGGCATAGGTTTATACAGCAATAGAGTACACGGAGATTCCAGAACAAAAAAAGCAAGATGGGGAAAGCACTAGCACCTAGTAACTTTACCACCATTCTTAAAAAACTCAGCCATCATATCAGCTTCTTGCTCTGGAGTTGACTTTGGTATCTCTTTTTCTTTTCTCTTCTTTACAGGAGCTTCCATCGTATCTAAATCAACTACTTGAAGCTTTTGCTTCGCAAATGAAACTGTAACCTTATTTTCAATTGCACCATCAGTTCCAACTTGCTCATAAGTTTTAGGCTTTTTATCTTTTTTAACATAGGTAGATTTTCTTTTACTTCCAATTGGATATTTTCTAGGCTTAGATACTTTATGTTTTCTACATTTTTTATATCCAGAATCTTGCTTGTTTACAACTTCTCTTGTAGCAACTTCTGATTCACAATCAGTACATATAGCAAAATATCTCACTTTTATAATCCTCATCTCTTCAAAACAAAATTCATAATCATCTCTGTTTTTATCTTCTTTTTTCTTGCTGCAATCAATACACATAGAGGTTTTTCTATTAGAAACTCTACTTGCTCTAACGCTTGGACAATATGGACAAAAATAATAATACTTAAGTTTTGCATTTAGATTCTTGCACTTATGACAAAGTGAACCTGGTGTTCTGTTTTTATTTTTTAAATATCTAATATCGCCACACAATCCACAAGAAACTTTAAAAGTGGCAATTTTAACAGGAATTATATCTACTGCACTTATATCAAACTCATCAGAAAGATAATCCAATATATCGGTTTCATCAAAACTACCAATGAATTTACATATAGAAACCAGTTTTTCACTAGCCAATAAATATTGCTTTGTTCTATCTTTAATATAGCAACTAAGCAGAGAGACTTCCCTGAAATCAAATATCTGATCATTGGCAAAATCTCTAGCACTATTGATAGTAAAGAATCCATTACTAATAATAGAAATAAATTTTGCTAAGATACTAGGTTTAAGATGCTTACGAAGTAAAATAAAGTTACGCTTGATAATAGTTCTGATAGTATCCAAGACAATATTATTTTTTATAAAATAAGATTCCATAAGATATAAAGTCCTACTTCCATTTTCAAGCTCATACTCATACTTATAAACAAACTCAGGAATAGTACCACGATTAACAAACCCACGAACATTGTTAGTAGTCATACCATACTTAGTAGAAAACTCTACGACGCCCAACCACTTCATATCTATACTCCAGTGCTACCAAATCCACCATCACGTTCAACGTCAGACTCGATACCGAATAAGTAAGACTTATGCTCACATAGCATGATTTGACCTATTTTATCGCCTTTATTTATCTTAAAACTATTTTTAAAATCAATAGCTTTTTCTGTCACTTGATTTCCTACTCCAATATTTTTATCAAATACTTTTATGGGATTATGAATAATCATCTTAATCTCATCTTTATAATCTAAATCAATAACACCAACACCATTAGCAAGCATAAGACCTTTTGCACCTAGTGAACTTCTTAGCATTAGTTGGAGGTAGTGAGAGTTTAAAAATTCATCCATATCCATAACAAATGGGATGTTTTTTAAAATACTAGATTCTGTATCAATTGGGAGCAAATCTAAATCAATACAAACACCAAGCCCAACAAGCTTAGTCTCACCAGCACCTATCACAACATCTTCTGAACTATACAAATCAACACAAGCACTATACTTTGAACCTAAAGTTGGTTCACATCCTTTTGCTAAAACTTTAAACATAATATCTCCTAAATTTTTCAATACAATAACATAACCATAAAAACAAATCAATGATATACATCAACAACAAACCTACATCTCTTCCCATTTTATAGAATCAAGATAAGCTACATAATAAAGACAAGCAAAAAACACACCTAAACAAACCTCAAAGATTCCAAACTCATCCATTTTAGAAGTCCTAGTTTGTTCTCTTGAATGGTATCTATTACTTTAAAATCTTTCATTGCATATTGGTCATAGTCAAAAGTGTTAAACATTGCACCTTTTATCTCAGTAGGTCGCTTTAATATAATAATCTCATATCTTACTGAGTCTGTATTATATGTAAAATAACCAATATACTCTTCAACCCATTTGAACTTAACTATACTACTATCAGCATATATCTTCTTATCGTTTATATCTTTTAGTCCTAAAGGTAGAAAGGTTTCACACCCAAAGTAATGCTCCAAGAAACTAGAAACCTTCTCATTGATAGGGCTATCTTCATCAAGAAAGCCATCATCAGCACAATACTCCTCTAGTTCAACAAACTTATTTTCATCTTCATCAAAAACAATAATATCTTTCATATCTAACATAATGAATCCTTAACTTAATTTCCAAAAGTATAACACTATATAAAAAGAAACAACATGATGTATGTCAAGACAACGCTACAAGCTATAAGATATAATGTTAAAAATAAAAGGATAGTTATGAAAAGAGTTAAAAAAAGAACTTATATGGATTTGTTTAAATTCAGTGAAGATAGATTAAATTTGCAACTCAACTCTGAAGCATCAATAAAAATAGCACTAGCAACAGAGTACAAAGTTAAGAATAAATTTGATTGTAGCTATAGGCTCTCAGATGAAAGACTGATAGTATGTTGTAGATGGAAAGATGCAAATAGAATCTTAAAAATATTTAGAACATATAAAAAATATAATATAAAAGGATAAGATCATGGCATGGTTAGCAGTAGATAAAGATAAAGAAGAAGTAATATGCGAAAATGAGTTGCATAGAGCATACACTTTTCATGAAGGTATAGTTAAGTCTGAATATGAGTTTTGGCAAGCAGAAGATAATGACGACTTTAGAACAATATCACTTCCAAAAGGTTCAATAGAAAAACTAATAGGAAAAAAACTAACTTGGGAAGATGAACCAGTAGAGTTGAAAGAAAAAGTTTTAACTGAACATGAAAAACAAGAGATGAGAATAGATCCAGAAAAAACATATGTACTAGATAGTAAAATATACACAGAGCTAGTGGATAGTGTCTTTGATGGAGAGGAATGTTTTAAGGAATACAAAGAATCGGTAATAAGAGCTTTTAAAGGTCATCTAAAAATAATAAATATTTGTGAAAGCAATGTTTGGAGTGAATTTAATAAAGTTGGTGCAAACTGGTGTAACGTTACTGTAAAAAACGAATACAATGAAAGAATAAGTGTTCCAATGGAAGCATTAGTAGAAGTAGAGATAAAAAAAATAATGATGAAAAATACTTTCTTTGCGAAAGATGCAATAAAGAAACCATAAATAAGCATCAGTGTGATAGTTGTGGATCAGAAGATATTATAGAGCAGAAAAGATAACCACTCTAAGTCAAGAGTGGTTGAGGTAGCTAAAATGGAATTTCATCTTCATCAATATCTATCTCTGGTATCTGATTAGGATTTGGCATCTCAGAAGCTTCTCTGTGAGCAGGTTGTTGATAGCTTTGCTGTTGTTGCTGAGCAGGTTGTTGATAGCTTTGCTGTTGTTGCTGAGCAGGTTGTTGATAGCTTTGCTGTTGTTGGTCAGAGCCTTGATAGGAAGCAGGTGGAGTATCTTGTCCCGGTTGTCTATCAATAGTAGGTGAGTAAGCATTGTTTGGCATATTATCACCTTTAGAATCTAACATCTGCATAGTCTCAACTATTACTGAGTGCTTAGAACGTTTCTGACCGTTTTGATCTACCCACTGGTCAAACTTCAAACGACCCTCTACAAGAATCTTAGACCCTTTGCGAAGATACTGATTAGCAACTTCTGCACTACGACCAAAAAAAGTAATGTCAACAAAACACACTTCCTCTTTTTTTTCTCCATTTTGAGTAAACTTTCTTGAAGTAGCAATAGCAGTATTTGCTATCCCACTTCCACTTTGTGTGTATCTAAGCTCTATGTCACGAGTTAGATTTCCAACTAAAATTACTTTATTAAACACTATCTTTCCTTTATAGTTATCTGAATTTCATCATCTTCTAAGCACAAAACAGATTCTATGACATCATACATTACATTTTCAATTTGTAAAGATTTAGCACTTAGTATCATCGCTGATACATGAATATTTTTATTATGCTCTTGTAATAGTTCGTTATCGTCTCCATCCTGAACAAAGTATTTTATTAACATCTTTTTCCTTTATATTTTACTATAGGGCATAAGCCCATTTGTTAGCCTATTTTAGGCACTACGTTTATTTAGTTGGAGCTTGTTCGCAAGCACCAACATCATCATCAAGCTTTAATTCTAAAACTTTTTTATCAGTAAGCTCCAGTCTATTGTCGTCAAACCATTTAGAATCAACAAATGAACCATCTTTTAGTGGTGGTTGAATACAATATTGGTCACATCCAGTAATATAAGAAGCTACACCAGTGGCAATGCCTTCAAATCCAGTAACTTTATCTTTAACAGTAGAGCCAAGCTCAAATTTGTAATTCTTTTTTAATTTGCTTTCAAACATTTTTATTCCTTTTTATTTTATGTTTTATTCTCATCTGATGAAACTTAATCTTATTTCTTAAAAACATATTATTTCTCTCAATAACAGATAAATCTATTTCATCTAAATCTTCTATAGTGTCGGAAACAGCTTCCATCTCTCTCAAAAGTTTTTCTACGAGTTTGGTAACCAAAAACTCAACAATACTCATAGCTATAGCTCCGCACTGTATTCTATACACGGCTCTGCATGAACAGTAACCATCTTTTTGCAGTGGATACATTCATAATCTCTCCTTAATCTTTTTTAACTACATCAACACCAGTAGAGCTCTCAACCCACTCTAGCCCCCAATGCTCCAAGTTTATCTCATCTGCACTTCCTAATAACATCAGTAGCCTACTAAACTGATACTCATTTAGTTCATACTTATAACAATAAACAGCATCATCAGTCCTAGCGATAACTCTACCACCACTAACATATGATGACTTTAGTTTAGTTACACTCATAGCATCCCCTACGCATTATTAGTAACATCTACCAGTAGTAGGAGCGTTGATAGGCTTTTTGCTAAACACTTGTGATATCAACTTTTTTACATAAAAGTTAAAACTTTCATCCATTATGATGAATTTATATTTGTTTATGGAACATATCATATTTTGTATTCTAGCAATTATTTTAATAATATATTTCATCGTAAGCTCCTTAAAATCTTTTCTTTTTATTTAAACTAACTATAGCATTATGCTGTTTTTGAGTTCTGCCTTTAGGTGGTATTCCTTTATTTTCTTCAAGTAAATACATATCAAATTCATAATCTATTAGAAAATTTTTATAGGCACTTTCATGCAAAAGCGATAGAGGTATACTGATATCTTCCATGCTTCCAACCGACCCACCTTCACTATTAATGTTCACACAAACAACACTCTCGACGAAAGCTCGGCAGGCAATATTATGCAAAATTGAGTGTGATAAACGATTCTCATCTAAAATTAATACTTTCATTTAAAATCTCCATCTAAAAACAAAACTATACATAAAAAGAACATAAACATCGTTGACTTAAATCAATAAAGCTTAATCCTTTGTAATATAAGTAGTAGGAACATCAAGAACATCAGCAATCAAGCCAATAAGCTTTAAAGTACCTTCCGATTCACCAACTCTAATCAATCTAATACAAGTAGTAGAAACCTCACACTCTCTAGCTAGCTCACTATCATTAAAACCAGCTTCATCCATCCACAGAGAAAGCTTTACTATGTCTATCTTCATAATTACTCCTTTAGTATTCCATAGTTAGCTGACAAAGCTTTAAATATGCTTTGTTTTTTACATCTCTTTGTTTTCTTACTTCATCTATTCTTTTCTTAAAACTTTTAATTTCAAGTAGACTTATCTTGTTAGATTTTTCTCTTAAATCGTCACACAACTCGCCATGTTTTATAGATAAATCACTCATCTCTTTTAGTAAATCTTTTTTTTCTTGCTCTGGTGTGGCATAAATTGATTTTTTACTCATAACTAGCCCTTTAAAACATTATATATAAACAAACACCTAATCTTATTGACTAGAATCAAGACTTTTTAGTTTTAGTGCATACTCTGTTCCATCTTTAAAACCTTTCACATAGTCTTCACTATCTTTAGTTTTATTAGACTTCAGTTCTTCTATCTTGCTATGTATTTCTAGCAAAGCATCTTTTGCTAACTCTGCTGTTTTAAAACATAAAACTTGTGTACCAATCATGTTTTGATTTATATGTATATTGTATATCTCTTCAGCTTTGTTTTCTATATTTCCATTTTGCCACTGAAACTCTCCCATAATTGTCATTGACTGTATCTGAGTTTCATCTATGTAATTTTTTCCATAATAACCATCTATTAACATAACTTCTCCTTCAATTTTTCATAATCAGTAATCCCACCAAACTCTATAAACCCACTAAGCTTTCTCTCTACTTCAGTAATCTCATCAAGAAGCTCTTTACTAAGATAATCACGAACACTTTTACCATCTTCAACTTCTATACCATTATCTTTGGCATACTTAGAACCAGTAGAGCCAAGAACTTTAATATTCACAAGCCCACTAAGATTATTGTACGCAAACTTCTTAGCATTATCACTCTCTTGTGCAGGAATATACACATCACGAATAACCTTAGTTAAATCCTTGAAGAGAATCTTTGTGTTGTCTCTTTCTATCTTTAGTTCGTTAGTATGAATAATAAGGTTCTCTAAGAATCTATGAAATTCATACTCTAGTTCTGTATCTATCCACAAGATAAACTTTAACATAAGCTTTGAATGAAACCATGTTCCACCATGCTTACCTCTTGTTGTTTTTGACATTTCAATTCCGTGATAATCACGGTTTAACAACTGTAGGTATTTTACATATCCCTCAGTCCTCTTGAAGTTAGAGATATCTTTTTTGTAGAGCTTTGCGATAGTTGTAGCATTAAAATATGCACGATTAGAGTTTAACGGTTCTTGCATCATCTTTTTTATATCTATCTCAACATCTCCATTAGGAATATTAAGAGTTAAGAATCTACTACTCATGTTTATCTGGTTGAGGTCACACACTACTATATTACTTTGCATCTTCAATCCTTTTTGTTGCTATGTCGAAGTAATTATCATCAAGTTCTATGCCGATGAAGTTACGGTTTAGATTCCTGCAAGCTACTCCTGTTGTTCCACTTCCCATTGTGAAGTCTAAAACTAACTCATTTTCATTTGTGTAGGTTTTGATTAGGTATTCCATTAGTGCTACTGGTTTTTGTGTTGGGTGCATACCTTTTTTCCACTCAGACTTAATGCACAAAACACTTGATGGTTCTCTAAAGCCATCATCAATTTTTCTTATCGTGTCTCTGTTCAGTATTTTGTGTTCGCTAGTTGTGGACTTTTTTCTGGTTCTTTGTTTTCTCTTATCAATATATCTATCATCAACTTTGTATCTAATACCATTAAATATCGGTGGCTTCTTATAGAACACTGATATAATTTCGTGATGCTTTAATGGTGCTTTTCCACTTTGAGCAAAATTTCCAGCTCTTGTTTTCTCCCAAACCCAATCATACTTATAATTCTTAATATTACTCATTCTTAAAGCACTACTAAAAGGCTCTGAACCAAACAAAACTATTGCACCATTAGGTTTAATTAATTTATTTAATCGTGTCCACATATCAGGAAAAGGT